AGGATTGTATGGCTTGCAAATAACCTTGAGATAATCAGCCACCTTGGAGTGCGGAACACCCATCGTGATGCAACGATTTTCAATCTCAGTCAAAGACGCATCTTCTTTCAGGTCCGCAATGAAATCCATGTTCGGTATGTCTATCTCCATGACCTTCTTGATCACGTTGTACACCACTGATATAGAGTTGATTGTCAGCACGCCCTGTATGTTCTCTTTGACGTTTAAATATTTGCCTGTGGAGCTTTTGGTAAACTCGTAATCCACTGGCGTGATGTCTCCCATGACAACAGGCTTAGGCTCTTCAGGATCTACCAGCTCACCCTCCAACACCTCTACAACGTCCTTGTTCTTGTCATTTGCATGGTCGTTGTAGTCACCAGCACTCATTGGCATCAGCACCTCAGCCTGACCCTTCAGCTCCTGTATAATTTGGCAGGCCTTGACTGCCTCCTTCTCTCCTGTCTGACTCTTCTCATCATTGTCCGCAATGAACACATGCTTCTTAGTCTTAAAAAACGGAAAGAACACCTTGGCGACATTCGACAGGTTGTAGGCATCAAAGCACACAACCACTGGCTGGTTATGGTCCGCAAAATAGCTGGCGCCAGTTGCATAGCCCTCAACGTAATTAATTCTGTCGCAGCCCTCTAACAAGTTCTTGCCAATAAAGAAGTAGTTGCTCTCTTTCTTAGATCCGTACTCAATTTTTTTGTTGCCATCACCATCAATCTTTTGCAGGCCTGCAATCTCTCCCAACTGATTCTCAATCGGGATCATCAGTGATCCGTTTTTATCTACACGCAAACCATAGGAGCAGACGTTTTTCTTCTCTAGGTACGGATGTTTGTCACAAGGCACTCCAAGTTGCCACTCCTTACTAGCGCGTGCAGCTCCTTGTTTGTAATGTTCTTCTTGCTCCACCTTACGCTGTTGTTCACGTTGCTTTGTTTCTTCCTTTATCTCTTTCTTGCGTTCTGGAGAAATGTCTGACCACTTCTCTGCGTTCTCAGGGCGAAACACAGACGTTGGCTCAGTTGCAGACACACGGTAGTCTCCGACTCTTCCGTATGGCACCTCCTGATCGAGCCACAATTGATACCAGCCATTTTGTTTGTTTTTTGAATCGCCATTGATGTATGCTCTACCTATGCTGCCGTCTGATATCAGGCCTTTCTTTGAATCAAATTCATAACCTCGATTCAACAGAAAGTCCATAAACTCAGACCGCACATCTCCAGATAATGGCTTATCTAGATTTTTAAAATTCTTAGGTGGTTTAATTTTCATATCTTCCGGCTTGTGCTATGTGCTAAGTTGTGTAAAATAGCACAACTTTTTATAAATTCAAACAACCGGAGTATTTTATGATAATGGTAGCAAGTGGTGGAGGCGGTGATTACGAGAACCTGCCAGTGGGACGGTACAAGGCAACGTGTTATCGGATCATTGACATGGGAACGCACAAAAGAAGCTGGCAGGATCAACCAGAGAAAGATAAGCGAGAGCTTAGGATTTACTGGGAGATTACCAGCCAACTGCAAGTAGAGAACGATGCAGAGACTTGGGGTGATATCAGCATGGCTGATGGTCGTCCTTTCTCAGCGTCTAAGAAGTACACAGCTTCTTTACATGAGAACGCAACGCTGCACAAAGACTTAAAGAGTTGGCGCGGACGCTCTTTTACTGAAGCAGAGGTCAAAGGGTTTGAGCTGAGCAATGTGCTGGGTGTGACCTGTGAGATTGAGATAATCGAGTATGGTACTGAAGGCAAGACTGCTGTTGACTCATTGTACAAACCAGATGGTGGCGCCAAGAAGGTAGATACGATTAACGAGATCGAAGACTTCGATGTCGAAATCTATTGCAAGGAATGGACAGGCGAAAGCTCAGAAGAGTCCAAGAAAATGTGTGATATTTTTGAGACACTTCCTCCGTGGCTGCAAGAGGAGATTACTACTTCTCAGGAAGTAGAGAAGGCTCAGGGAACGAAACCTCCCACTCCGCCTCCGGCGCCACAACAAGGCGGCGGATTGGCTGACTTATCGTCTAACGACAAGAACGACGACAACATTCCGTTTTAGTTCCTAGCTGTTGCTCTGGGGGGGTTGTTTTCATATCTCCGGCGAACCCTCAGAGCGCAGCGCTTTTACAAACTAATTGAGAGGTAAAGAATGAGCGGGTATCCAAGCAAAGGAAACAGCACCAGATATTTGCGAACAAAGTCTGCAATCAAGGAAGGCAGATTTAACGTAGAGGTTGGCGGTTTTGTTTTTGTGCAAGACGCTAAAGATAAAACAAAATTCCACATGCCCGGAGGACAGGTTGTTAGTCTGCCATGGATCTACAAACAGGCGGCTGACAAAGGCTGGGGCGAGATTCGCAAAAGATACATTCAAAGGCAAACTGCTTGAGCAGGAAGATAACCATAACCATAGAGCTTGATGAAGAAGAAGCTGAACAACTAATCGAGGCACTACTCGATAAGGAAAATAAAGATGGAAGCACAGAAGAAAAAAAGAGGACGACCAAAAAAGAATCAACCTGACCCAGTTAACTCTCCGGCCCACTACAAGGACGGAGAAATTGAGTGCATTGACGCGATGGTATCTGCATTTGGAATAGAAGCAGTTAAGGTTTACGCCAAGATAAATGCGTTTAAATACTTGTGGCGTGATGGCAAAAAAGACAGCTCATCAGATTGTTTGCGTAAAGGGTCTTGGTACTTACGATTTGCAACAGGCGATGATCCGCGCAATGATTAAATGAGGCAGGGTAAACGTCGGGGGAGCGCTGGCGTCCGACCAAATTCCTTAGTTCGTAACTGAACTTTTAAAGTAACGGATGTGATGAAGTGCCTGCTTGCCGCAATGAATTTTCATCAGGCCAATTGCATCAACCAGCGCATAATTTTACAAAGGAGTAACCATGGATTTTAAAGTTGGATTTTATGAGGATGTGCCTTACGAGGAGTACGCCTCGATACCTGCCTACCGATCACACGATCTAACCACAGTCATTAAGTGTCCGTACAAATGGAAGAATGAGCTTCCTATGAAGGAATCGCCTGCATTGATCGAGGGGCGGTTACAACACACCCTCTTTCTGGAGATTGATAAGTTTGATGATGAGTTTGTGATTGAGCCTAATGTTGATAAAAGGACAAAAGTTGGCAAGGAAGAATACGAAGACTTCAAGGCAAGCATAGGTGATCGATCACCAGTCAAGCAGGACATGTACGATGTCTGTATGGAGCGCAGGAGCATTGTTGAAGAATATGTTCCACATGAAACACACAAGGTAGAGCTGACGCTTTGCTTTCACTGGCACAACCATCCCTTCAAGGCTCGAATGGATTGGTACGACGGCCAGAACGTCTGGGATCTAAAGACTGCCCGTGACGCTTCTCCCAGAGGATTTAAGAGCGCGATCAATAACTTTAACTATCATATGCAGGCTGCGCTGTATCTTGATGCTGCTAAGGCTCTGGACCTTCAGGCGGATCAGTTTATGTTTTTAGCGCAAGAGAAGGCGCATCCCTATCCGTTTGCGGTTTATACACTGAGTGAAGAAGCTATCGATTATGGCAGGGCTAGAAACGAGCAGGCACTTAAAACCATCATTGACTGCAAGGATCGTGACGACTACAAGCCGTTCAATGTGTCTGGGGTACAAACGGTAGAACTCAGTGATCTCTACTGAGGAGCAAGAAAGGATCTGGGCGCAGGAGCGTAAGTATTGCGCTGCTCGTTTTGTGTGGAACCGCAGAAGCTTAAAAACTCCAAAGCGTCTAACTTGGCAGCAGTGGTGGGAGCGTATGTTTAACGACAACTACAACGATTATGTGCGTAAGATGATGGCCAAAAAAGAGGAGGCCTAAGCCTCCTCCATCTTATCCAATATTCTTTGACAAAGATTTATGTCGCTTCTGCAAGCCCTTTTATCAACACAGTGATGACCCCAACTCAAGAGTTTTGCGTTTTCAGATATATCGGTTTGCATTAAATATTTAATGTGTTGAGCTTGTGCTTTGGTTAATTCTAATTTCATATCGTATCTCCGGTTAATTAGTTATCCAAGACCCTTCGGTTTCGGCGGGGGAACTACCCCCGCATCTCATCAGTTGGAATTAAGCTCTAGCCTCCATATTGCGAATTGCATCGTGAATCATAGGTTGAATGGTGAACTCAGGCGCGGCAGTGATAACCGCGACAGTGTCCTCATCAAGCTCGTTGCGTGCAGCTTCCAAGATCCTGTCAACACAATCTGAGATTTCTCCAGTTCCAATACCTTGTCCGCAATTAATGTGTCCTTGGAACATTTGCGATTCTTCTTCGACAATCATTTCAAGTAAGTCCATTTCGTATCTCCGGTTAGTTGTTTATCAATTCAATGGTTATAAATATACC